AATTTCGGAGTTGGATGAGCTTAAAGAGCGTGAAGCGGTTGATCCGAAGCTGATGACCGATGTTATTTTCAAAGTTTCGCGAGGATTAAAAGACCTTGAGCAAGCGGAAAAATTAAATGCGGAGCGGGAAGAGGAAATACGACAAGCGGTGTTGGCGAAGACGGCTGAAAAAGTAAAAGAAGTCGGCAAGAAAAAAGGTCTTAGCAAAGATACGCTTGAAACAATCGTTGCGGAAATATTTAGGATACAAAGATGACCATTGAAGAGGCTTTAAAAAAAGACATATTGCTCGATTATCAAAAAGCGTGGGTGAGCGATCATGCGGTTGTCAAGGTTTGGGAAAAATCAAGACGAATCGGCGCAAGTTATGTAGAAGCCTTGTACTCGGTACTGCTTGCAGCCTTATCAAAAAAAGAAGGAGGCATGAGCTGCTATTATTTGTCGTACGCAAAAGAGATGACGCAGCAATTTGTCAATGATGCTGCTTTTTGGGCAAAACTTTTAAACATTGCATGCGGAGATTTGGAAGAGCTTGTCATCAAAGACGAAGATAAGGACATCACGGTGTACAAAATACGCTTTGATTCCGGCTTTGAAATTTGGGGCTTACCGTCGGTAGCCCGATCGCTTCGTTCAAAGCAAGGGCATGTGATTATCGATGAAGCGGCATTCTGCGATGATTTACCGGAACTTTTAAAAGCTGCGTTGGCACTGCAAATGTGGGGCGGTTCCGTTGCAATTTTAAGTACGCATAATGGAGAGGATAATCCTTTTAACGATATTATCAAAGAGATACACGAGGGTAAAAAAGATTATTCTCTTCACCGAACAACTATCAGCGAAGCATTGCAAGACGGTTTATATAAGCGGATTTGCGATGTACAAAATCAAGAATGGAGCACGGAAAAAGAAGCCGAGTGGCTTACCGCTTTGATAAAAAATTATGGAGACGGAGCGGATGAGGAATTATACTGCAATCCGACAACAACCGGAACAAAGTATTTTCCGAGAGCACTCATTGACAGCGTCAAAGAAGATGTGCCTGTTTTTCGGTTTAGCGAAAGCGACGGCTTTACTTTTGAAAGCGAATGGAAGCGAGAACGGAAAATAAATAAGTGGTTTAAGGAAATTAAGCCGGTGCTGCAGAGTACGGAGAACGCCGTCGTGATGGGCGAAGACTTTGCCCGTTCGGGAGATTTAACCGTTATTTGGCTGGATGAAATAATCAAAGAGCGAGAGACAAAAACACTGTGCGTGATTGAGCTTCGCAATATTCCTTTTGCGCAGCAGTGGCAAATGATTAAGCTCATCGGAAATGAGGTAAAAGACTTTGAAGGTGCGGCTTTTGATTCGCGCGGTAACGGGCAAATGATTGCCGAGTATGCCGCACAAGAATGGCCCGGATATGTGTATCAGGTGATGTTAAGTCGCAAGTGGTATGCGGAAAATTTTCCGAAACTTAAAAGTGCGTTGGAAGATAAAACGACAACGGTACCGCTCGATGATTTTATCCGCAATGATTTTAATGCGGTAAAAATTGTGCAAGGTGTTCCGCTGATTACGGAACGGTCGGGGAGTATCGGCGATAAACGGCACGGGGATGCGTGTATTGCGAAGGTTATGGCTCATTTTGCAGTGCGACAAAGTTATGAAACAGGATATCAGCCGTATCGATATGAGTGCGTACAGATTAAAAACGGGTTTAAAACCGGAAGGGTTGATATATGGCAAAATTGGGACGATTAAAAGAAACGATAAAGAAAAGCGATTTAACGGAACAGCGGGCAACGCCTGTGGCAAACTCAAACCGCGACTTGTGGTCGGGCGGTTTGGTGGCAGGGCTAACACCGGAGCGCTTGGCGGCGATTTTGGATGCGGTGCGGCGAGGTGAGATTCCTGCGGAGTATTTGGAAATTGCCGGAGAGTTGGAAGAGCGGGACGGACACTATCGATCGGTACTTTCAACGAGAAAGCATGCCGTTGAAGGCTTGGATTTATATGTCAAAGCGGTAAGCGATGATAAAAAGGCTTTGGATATTGCGGAAGCCGTTACGGAAGATATTATAGAGCATCCCGATATTACCGAGCTGCGGAAGAATGCACTGGACGCACTGGGGAAAGGTTTCAGTGTGAATGAAATCGTTTGGGATACGGGCGGGGTACGGTGGAAGCCGAGGGCTTTTTTATTTCGCGACCCGCGTTGGTTTGCCTACGATAAGGAAAGCGGCGAACTGTGTTTGCGGGAACCGTACGGAATGGGGTTAGTACCGCTTGAACCGTATCGATTTATCGTGCATGAACCGAATCTTTTAAGCGGGAAACAAATCACTTCGGGATTATCGTTTACCGCACTTTTTTATTGGCTGATTAAAACTTACGATGTAACGAGCTGGGCGGCTTTTGCAGACCGCTTCGGGTATCCGGTGCGTTTGGGAAAATACGGGCGGAAAGCGACCGAAGATGATATTGCAACATTGAAACGGGCGGTCGCTTCAATCGGTGCCGATGTCGGCGCGGTGATTCCGGAATCGATGAAAATTGATATTGTCGAAAGTAAAACGACGGCAAGCAATGCTGATGTGTACGAAAAAATAAAAGACTGGGTCGATAAAGAGTTATCAAAGCTGGTGCTGGGACAAACTGCAAGTGCGGAAGGAACGCCGGGAAAACTCGGAGACAGCCAAGATCAGCAAACCGTCAGGCAGGATATTTTGAAAGCGGATGTCAGGCAGCTTGAACAAACCTTGAACCGCGACCTCGTTATTCCGTATGTGAATTTTAATTTCGGGAAACAGGAACGGTATCCGAAACTTAAAATAAAATATGTTGAGCCAAAAAATGTCGAGCTTATTGTGAACTCGGTTCGGCAGCTTGTACCGCTTGGACTGAAAGTAAAGGTACAGGAAATACAAGGGCTTTTAGGACTTTCGACGCCGGAAAAGGACGACGAAGTTTTAACGCCGCCTATGCCTGTAATGCCTGAACTCAATCGCCAAGTGTCCGGCATTGCAATGAATGCAATCGATGTTTCACAAGGTGAAAGTGATGACGATGAAATGTTCGATGATGAGACGGCAAACGGCTTGGTCGAAATAACCGACGACATTACGGAAGTGCTTGAAAAGGCTGCGGATACAGCAACAGATTTTAAAAGCTTTGAGGCGGAACTTGAAAAGTTAGTTAACGGCTGGGATGCCAAAAAGATAGCCCGCACCATGGCGATTGCATTTTTTAAGGCGCGTGCGGATGGTACGGAACATTTTGCCGAGGAACCCGAAAATGAGCGATAAGTTTGTCCCGAAAGAAGCGTTAGCGTACATTAAAAACAAAACCTTGAAAGTGAGCTTCAGCTACAAGGATGTGTGGCATGAAGAGCATGCGACCGCTTTTACCGTTGCAAAGGCAATGCAGGTTGATGTGTTGAGTGATATGAAAAAGGCGGTTGAAAAGGCGATTGAGGACGGACAGTCGTTTGAACATTTCAAAAAAAACATAAAACCGATTTTGCAGCAAAAAGGTTGGTGGGGTAAAAAGGATATGATTGATCCGGTTACCGGCGAAATTGTTACGGCTCAGCTTGGAAGCGACCGCAGGTTAAAAACAATTTATAATGTGAACTTACGAAGTGCGTATCAAAAAGGGCAATATGACGCGACAATGGCAAGCGATTTACATCCGTATTTGATGTATTGTGTGGGAAACAGCAAAAGGCATCGTGAACAGCATCTTGCTTGGAACGGACTTATTTTGTCGAAAGATGATCCGTGGTGGGATGCCCATTTACCGCCGAACGGCTACGGGTGCAAATGCTACACGAGGGCTGTTACTGAAGTTAGAAAAAAGAGGTATGAGCGAGACGGTATACAAGTGCCGCCGAGAGCAGACGGCTCAGGCGGCGGGGTAATCAAGGTACGGACAACGCGACCGGTTGAAGAGTACCGGACTTATTATAATGAGCGCAAAGGAACGATTGAGCGGGTGCCGAAAGGCGTGCATCCCAGTTTTAACTGGAATCAGGGGAAATCGCGAAATGAAAATATCAGTCATATTTTGACAGAAAAAATAAACAATTTTTATGGCGGAGCAAAAACAATTATTGAATCCGGATCATGGGGTGATCCTGAATATATAAGGCAAGAACAACATGCAAAACTATATTATGAGGAAATTAGAAAGAGGAAATCGGATATACAAAAAATTGCTCAAAATGCAAAAATGAGTGCAGACAAAATAGAAGCTATAAAGGAACATATATTTTTTACCGAACATGAGATTGATGGTGAAAAAGTTAGATTTGCAGAATCTTATAAAATATCTGAAGCATGGCGACGCTTGCAATCCGGTGATTTTTTACCTGAAGATTTGGTATTATTAAAACATGAATATTTAGAGTTGACTTTAATGCGTGAATTAGAGTATACTTATAAGCAAGCTCATGAAGCAGCAAATAAAAAATTTAACTGGGCTAAATTGGCTAAAAAATTAAAAGGGTATTTTTAATGTGGTGGTTTATAAAAAAAATTGAAGAAGATGATACTCAAGTTACTTATGCTTATGGTTATGAATCGAAAGAACTTACCGGGTCATTTTCCGTTGCAAAAAACTTTTCACTTTATAATATCTTTGAATATGCAAAAAATGATGATTCAGATTCTTTTAGAGAACTGTTCTCGCAACCCTTGTTTTCAACACTAAGAAATTTAGGCTTTGTTGATAGCCGGATGATAGCCATTGGCTAGTCTTTTTTGATACAATTACAAAAAATAAGATAGGAATCAGGTAGCACCAACATCCCTCTGTTACCAGTCGGGCGGTTTCGCAGGTCTGAAGGTATGAACCAACAACCATACACCCTCTTGCCTTATCCTATCTTGTTTTAAGTATACTCTACTCTTAATAAAAAGTCAATCATATTTTTTTAATCGCTATTATTACATCTTGCTTATATCTTTGTGCTATGATAAGGACAAACCTCGTTCGAGTATGTGAGTAATCGGTTTGGTATTTGCCGACAACTCTCCTTAACCTTGCCGGTGTGGGTTATCACCGGCTTTTTTTTGGTATTAAAATTTTTTCACATGGGAGGAAAAATGAAAAAGGTGTTTTTGTTCGTTATCCTTGCGGTCATTGCAGTCGGAGCAATTTGTATGAGTTACAGTTCGTACTGGGCGTTTGACGCGCTGGGAGCGGTCGCCATTATTGCCGGCAGCATTGCGGGGACAATTGCCACGGTTCGGCATTTGAAAGGGCGGAAACGGGTTGCCGCTTTGATTGCATTGTATACGGCGGTTGTGCTTTTGATTGTAGCGGGTTCCGTTTTATTTTCGGGGACTATTTTAATAGCATTTATGGGTGCTGCGGCATTGGCGGTTTTCGGCTTTTTGCTCGGCAAGGAATAAGATGAGGCAAGTGTGGGTAAGTAAACGCTAATTAAATGCTTGACGCCATTTAACAGCATACTTTGCAAAAGCAAAGTATCTCCTTCATTGTTTCTAATGGTGGCTCTGAACATTTTTGAAACAACAGATTTTAAATGTGGGCACTGATTAATTCTCAATTGAATTAATTAGTGCCTCCGTAAGCGTCCCGCACTTTTTTATTAAGATGAGGTGATTATGTATTGCAAAAGAGTAGATGAAGCAGATTGGGAAAAGCGGCAAGTGTACTACGAAGCGGAAGCTGACTATGAGCTTGACAAAGCGCGAGTACAAAACGGGGAATACCGCTTTTTATTCCGGTTTATCAAGCGGGCACTGTGGTTCTTCTGGGTGAAGCGAGGCACTTTCTTTTTTAATTCTATTTTTTAAAAATATGAAATTTACAATTTGTCCTAAATCGAATATTGTATAGATTATATCAAAAACAGAAAAAAGAGCATATACACAAATAAATACAAGTAAAAATATCAAAGTAATATTTACTGTGTTTGCAATAAAATATGAAACTAAAATTTTTTTTGAAATCTGCATGACGAGGCTCAAAATAGTAGCAAGAATTAAAGCAGTGAGTTGGGTAAGACACATTATTGAGAAAACTGCATTTGTTTTTTGATAAAGACTTCTTTGATTTTTATTCTCTATGTTTGCTGTTCTTTCAAGCGTTTCATTGTTGATCTGACTTATAACGATTGCAAAACCAGCAAGTGATAGTCCTAAAATTGCCGGAACAATCGCAATGATAAGTGTTATGATTTTTTCTATTATATTTAACATCTCATTGCGGCAAATTATAAAAACCAGTATTGAGAATACCATTGCACAAAACAATGAAATAATAAAAGAACATTCCTTCAGCAATCGCTTTATAGGAAAGATGGAAAATATTCCTTTAATTTTCATTCCAAATATTGATCTTGCATTTTCATTAAAGTCTTGTTCATTCATTATTTAAATTTCTCCTTGAGCCTATTATATAACGAACTCCATGCATTTTCTACATCAACAGCCGTTACTAAAATCTGATCAGGATGATCTGATGTGTCTATCGACTGCTTTTTATTGTTTTCATCAATCACTGATGCTTGAGCGAATCCATTATTCTGTGCCATTCCAAGCATGCCACTCAAAACTTTACTATTACTAAATACCAGTTTCCCATTTGCATTCGGCCGTATGTCCGTTATCATTTTTTGTGCGTTCATGGAGTGCAATTCAGAATCCATAAATGCTGTTGCATCTTTACTTATATCTGCATTTGTTGGGCTTATCACAATATGCAAAGATGATATGTGTTTTGCAGCTATTATCTGCTCGAAACCGTCCGAAGATTGTTGAATAGATATATCAATATTTGTATTATCCGGTAATATTTTAGAAAATAAATCTTCAAGCATATGCTTTAATGAATTTAGCTTTATTGGAGAGTTGCTTTTTATTCCAATTCTGTGTAAGTCGGGGAAAAAAACAAATTCTGATTCTTTTGGGTTTATAAATATATTTTTTGGTATTTCAAAATTTATTATTTCCATTTTGCTAAAATCAAGAGCTTTGTCATCTGGTTGTACAAAACTACAAAACAGCCCGTGATAATAAGTACAAGTTTCATTTTTTGAATAGAATAACTGACGAATGATACCACTTCGCTCGCCACGTAGTTTACCAATTGCTTTTGATGGAATGCATCATTAAACATTTGCTTATAACCATCAACATTTATTCGGTTATTTGATTGAAGCTTTATGTTTAAGATGTTGAATTTGAAATCCTTTACTTTTTTTGTTGACATATCCAATCTCCTTAATCTTAAATATATTCTCTCAATAAAAATGCCGGTGTATCCATGCGATAACTTTGCCGTGGATGGTCAAGGCTTCCGTTGCTTGATCATACGACAAAATTTCGGGGGTCGGATATCGTTTGGCATTTTCACTTGATATTATTATTTTTTTTTCGATGGGGCGATTTTCCAGCCGCTTAATGCGGGTTACTCCATTGATGGTGATAACATAGATGCCGTCCCCGTCCGTTTGCGCAGTGTTAAAAATAACGAAGTCGCCGGAGAATAAACCGACATCGGTCATGCTGTCGCCTTTCACCTGTGTGATGCCGCAGGATGCCGGATTTGCTCCCCGCAGCACTTCTTGCAATACCGGAATAAAAGAGTTGACTTCTTGAAGCTGTGTCGGTTCCTCGCCGGGACCGGCAGAGGCTTTTTGATTATAAAACGGTAACAAAACTAACCGAGTGGGATCGTGTTCATCTTCGACCGGTACGCTTATGGGAACCGGTTTGTTGTATTTGAAAATAGTATAGTTATCCATTTGGGAAAGCATCTTACCTACTTCTGCAACCGGCATAGTTTGCGAAAAGTTTTTTGCCATTGAAATTTTTCTTTTTGCTTCTTCTTCGGATAACCCAGCCTCATCGCGTGCAAGGTCAAAGGCACTTTTATAATCAAATCCTATTTTTTCAAGTTCAATGAGAACGCTCACGGGCGGCTGCGAGCGTCCCGTTTCGTAATTAGCCCATGTGCGTTGCGGAACTCCTATCATTTTGCCCATTTCTGCTTGAGTAAGTTTCATTTTCTTTCTAAATTCTAAAAATTTTTGTGCAATATTTTCCAAAAAAAACCTCTTTTTGGGCTAAAAGCTATTGACAATTTAGCCCTATATGGCTATACTATAATTATCGGCTAGGGCGGACAAGCACTTAACCGGTAAAAAAAGAAAAGCGAAAAATGAGCTTTCGCTTTTCAAACAAAATCAAGCCTGTCAGTCAGGCAAAGGACGATTATATGGTACCACAAAAAAGAAAAATTCTCAAGCCCAAGAATAGAACGCTTGGGAATAAGTACGGCGGCTGGATTAAATATCAGCTGCAGCTCATCGGTGTGTCGAATGAAGACATTGGGGACGAACTTGGAGTCCGCAGTAATTCTGTTTCTGCGGTGATGCACGGCAAGCGGACATCGGTGCGTATCCAGCAAAAGATTGCGGACAAGTTGGGGCTTCCGAGCTGGGATTCTGTGATTAAAGCTGCAAAAAAGGCAGTAAAGGAGAATGTCATATGAAAGGTGAAACAAGTACTGATGAATTTATCGAGTTGGTTCGTAACATGCGGCTTGCACAAAAAGAGTATTTTGACATGAGAAGTTGGAATGCGTTAAATACAGCGCGGCTTTACGAAAAGGCAGTCGATGAGTTTTTGAAACTCAATACGCTTACGCATATTGAGGATGACCGTCAGCAAAGTTTATTTTAACGAGGAGCGGGAAAAGATGAAACATGAAATTAAAATCGGATGTACTATGTGCAATTTTAAGGTTGAGATGGAATTAAAAGAAGATGCTTATCTTTCTCCGGAAGCCATGAAAAACATGACTGATTTTTTTGGACTTATACCTACGCCTACAGGTTATATCTGTAAAGACTGCTTTGAAAAGCGTACAAATAAGGAGAAACAAAATGCAAGTAAAAATAATATGTAAAGGTTGCGGTAGTTCTATATTAGAAAGAAAGGGAAGAGGAATAAAGCCGACAGCCTCTATGTATGCAAAAATCGCACGGGCGTTCGACTGGAAAGAAACAGATACGGGATATTTATGTAATTATTGTCAAAAAAAACAAGAGGAGAAACAACATGACTAAACAATTTATGGAAGATGCACAGGGCAGGCAGGTGCCGGTGGAGATGGTTAAGGATGTTGACCGCTTGCGGGATCAGACGGTTAAAGCGATTATGGAAAAAACTTTTGCGATGCGGGATGCGTTGAAAGCGTTCAAGCAAGGGGTGTGGAGTGATATTCAAGAGTTTTTAGTGCTTTCGGCTGAAGAGCACGGCGTTAAGTGGGGCGGTAAAAAAGGGAATGTAACGCTCACCACTTACAACGGTAAGTACAAGTTGATGGTGGCGGTCAACGACAATTTACAGTTTAACGAAAAGTTGCAAATTGCAAAACAGCTCATTGACGAGTGTATCAAAGAATGGTCAAACGGTGCGAGACCCGAATTAAAGGCTTTGGTTGACAATGCGTTTGCGGTTGATAAGCAAGGCAATATCAGCACGACGCGGGTTTTGGGACTTCGCCGTTTGGAGATCAGCGATGAAAAATGGCTGGAAGCGATGCAGGCAATAACGGACAGCATTCAGGTTGTCAGCTCGAAAACATACATGCGCTTTTATTCCAGAAAAGAAGACGGCAGCTATGAGCAAATTCCGCTTGATGTTGCGGCATTGTAGGAGGATGTGTATGCAAGGCTTTTTATATCGAACGGCAATCCGCATTAAAGAAGCGGGCGAGCGTTGGCGGATCGGATGGTTGGTTAGGCTCGGACTGAACATGAGGGACAAGGTATTACTATGGAAAAACTGACGGCGCAAGAGCGGATTTTTGAGATTATAGAACATTTGTATAAAAATCATATCAAGGGGCTGACAAACAAAGAACTTGCAAAGCTTGTCGGTACAAGTAATGCCAATATTTGCAGAGATTTAGCCTTATTTGAAAAATACGGTTGGATACAAAGAGATGAGAACAACAAGTGCAGACTCTCGCCGGTTTTTGGGCGTATCTCTGCAGATATATTAAAAAATTATAAAAAAGCCCGATTGGAACTTGCGAAAGCGGAAGCAGAGTTCATCGGAGCTGTGAATTAAGGAGATTCTATGAGCGAGAAACAAGAAACCAGAGGACGAAAACCGAACCCTGAAGGAACGGAAGACACAAGGGCAATGCAAGTTTTGGCAAAGCAGCAAGAAGAAAATGAGCTTGAGATTAAAAAAATAGATGAGCTTTATTTGCCTGAGGGGGAAAGCTATAACTTGCATATTGTTATAGAACGGGCAAAGTTTTATCAGGCACAAACGGCAACTGCTTTTATTGAACTTGGCAAGCAAATAATTTTATTGAAAGCTCATGAACCGCATGGGCAGTTTTTACTTGCAATAGAGGAACTCGGAATGGCTGAGCGTTCTGCGCGATATGCGATGGCTGCCGCTCAAAAATTTTCAAATCGGCAATCGATTACCGATTTGGGAAGGACAAAGATGATGGCACTTACGGTTTTAGATGATGACAGCATTAAAACTCTTGATGCAGGTGGCACGCTGTTTGGGATTGGAACACTTGATGAAGTTGATCAAATGACGGTTAAGGAACTGAAAGCAGCGCTTCGAGCGGAGAAGAAAAAGCGCAAGGAAGAGCGGGAAGCACAGGAAGCTGCAATCAGGCAAAAAGAGCAAAAACTGAATGAGCTTGAAATGGAGTTGCGCTACCGAGAGCCGCCGACAAAAGAGGAGCTTGCGCAGGCAAAGCTTGATGAACTTAAAAAACGGCTTTTTCGAGAAGTGGGAGAAGCGAGCCATGCGGTACATTGTCTGATGCAGACAATCAGCGAAGCACAGCAAATACCGGATGTCAATATCACTCAGTTGCAGGATTTTATTACGCTAGAGCCGGAAGACTTCCTTTCAAGTATTTTCGATTACACGGATGAGCTTGACGACATGATTGAAAATATCCGTCCAGACCGGTCGGCAAGCGAAACGGAAGTTTTGAAAGCGGAAATAATAAACGAGGAGTAGCCTCATGTATAAGCCTTTTGTGAGCAGGATGTCCGCGGCGGGAAGCGCCGCCGAGCGGAAGGCTGTTGTTGATGAAATGTGCCGGATGTTCGCTTTTTCGAGAGCGAAAGCATACAAGGTGCTAAATGAGAACGGCTGGCAGTCAGGCAGGAAGATGAGAAAAGATGCCGGTACGAGCGGAACCGATAAAGAGGACTTAAAACTGGTTGCAGCACTTTTGCGGAAATCCTTACGCAAAAACGGCAAAGCGACTATGAGTGTACCGGTTGCGCGGTCAATCTTGCAGTCAAACGGTATCAATATCACGATAGCCGACAGCCGTCTGCGGGAGCTTTTGGTTCAAAATAAACTTTCAATCGCTGAAGCCAAAAAGCCTGCGCCGCATAGCAGAATGAGAACGCTTTACCCGAACCAAGTGCATCAAGCAGATCCGTCAATGTGTTTGATATGGTTTGCGCCGGACGGCAGTCAAAAGATGTACGATGCCGATGAAGTGTACAAAAACAAAAATCCGCGCGAAGGAAAAATGAAGTGTTGGCGCTATGTTTTAACCGACCATACTTCAAGTTCTATTTGTGTGCGCTACTATGCAGCGATGGGAGAGTCGGCTGCAAACATGTACGACTTTTTGCTGTACGCCTGGGGACAAAAAAAGAATCCCTTGTATGTGTTTCACGGGCTACCGGAACTTTTGGTGTGGGACTGCGGCACGGGAAATACGGCAAAGTCGGTTACGGCTGCGTTGACGGCGCTGCATGTTGAAACGAAGCCGCACTTGCCGGGAAACCCGCGGGCAAAGGGGCAGGTCGAGGTGAGCAATAACATTGTGGAAACTCAGTTTGAAAGCCGCTTGCGGCTTGAGCCGGTACACAGCATAGAAGAGCTAAACGAAGCGGTGGAGCGGTGGTGTGCGGCGTACAATGCAAATATGATTCCGCAACAAGACACGAGGCTCACGCGGCACGGAAAAAAGATAGGAAGCAGAACGGAACTGTGGCAGCGGATTACGGCGGAGCAGCTTCGGGAACTTCCCGATCCTGAAATATGCAGGCAGATTTTTACGGCAGGGATTCAAAGCCGTCGCGTTGCAGGCGACCTTTCAATCAGTATAGTGCATCCGCTTGTTAAAGCATCGCGGCGGTATAGCCTTCACGGGTTTGCAGGAATAACGGTTGGGCAAATGGTAACCGTTCAGCCGATCCTGGTTGACACGGAGCCGATTGTTAAAGTGAGCTTTGAATACTTGGGACAGGTTGTTGCATACGAGGTAAAGCCGATAGAGTATGACGAAAACGGCTTTGATATACAAGCGGCGGTTACCGGTAAAAATTACAAATCAGCCGGAGACACAGCACGCGAAAAAACGGCAAAAGAATTGGAGGTGCTTTCGGAAGGAACGAAAGAAAAGCCGTTTACGAAAATCACGGACGGGAAAGGCTTTGCAGCTCATTCAAATATTGATGCAAAGTCTCTCTTTTTACGGCAGCAAACCGGTGAACAGGTTGCGGTCAATACGGTCAGCGTGCATGAGATTGTAATAAGCGGAGCGGAAGCGGCGAAGCGGCTTAAAGCACGATTGGGTTATGTTCCCGAAGGCTTTATTGATAGGATGCGGGCGGAGTACGGCAATGCGGTTCCGGCAAATATGATAGATAGTTTTGCAGCGGAATATTCGCAAAGACCCGACGCAATGCTCGGATGAAATTTTTATTTTTTCGGAAACTGATGTTTTCTTAAAAAAATTTTTATAGGAGAAAAAGATGCTAACACTAAAAACGATGAAACAATTTGGGTTGCCTTGCGATCCGTTCGTAGGGGATGTAACAAAAGCTGAAGATGTGTACATGACCGAAGATACGCGGTTTATTGCGGAGTACCTTTATCAGACGGCGAGGATTGGCGGCATGGTGGCGCTTATCGGCGAATCGGGAAGCGGTAAGACAACAATCAGGCGGTATGCGATAGACCGCATGCAGGCGGAAGGACAAAAGGTCAGGGTGATTATTCCGCGAATAATCGATAAGTCCCGGCTGACCGCATCGAGTATCTGCGATGCGATAATACAGGACTGTTCAGGCGAGGCGCCGAAGCGATCCCTTGAAGCGAAGGCGCGGCAGATTGAAAGAATACTGACGAACTCAGGGCGGGCAGGTTGGAGCCATGTTTTAATGATTGAGGAAGCACATGACTTGGCGATTCAAACGCTCAAATATTTAAAACGGTTTTGGGAACTTGAGGACGGATTTAAAAAGCTTTTGTCCATTATTTTAATCGGACAGCCTGAACTGAAAGCGAAACTGGATGAAGCGAAAAACTGGGAAGCGCGGGAAGTGATTAGGCGAATGGAAATACTTGAACTTGAACCGCTTTCAAGCGGAAAAGAGATTGCAGCGTATTTGGAACTGAAATTTTCGCGGCTCAATGCGGAGCGAAAATCAATCATAAGTGATGAAGGGTGCAAGGCACTCTCGATGAGATTGCGGCGGCAGCTCCGCAATCAACCGCAAGTATACAGCATAGCCTATCCGCTTTTGGTGAATAACTGGGTGCGTAAGGCGATGAACCTTGCGGTAGAATTGGGCAGCGGGATTGTCGATGCGGACATTATCAATTCGTTATAAAAATATTTTTAGGGGGAAAGTCAATGGGTAGAAAAATTACGATTACGGTTACGGATGAGCAGTACAAAAATTTAACTGAAGCAGCTCATGCGGAAGGTTTGGAACGGGTTTCGGTGCTGGTTAAAAGTCAGGCAATCAAGGGAATTGTCAACGGACGGAAATCGGAAGATGAGCGGACAATTTTAGTTCCGGTAAAAAATTATCGGGAGCTTGCAGGTTACGCCGAAGGCAAAAAACTCGGCGGAGTTGCGACATTTGCGATGTATGCGATGGAGCAGCACATGCAGCGATATCCGCTCACAGAGGCGCAAATATCACGGGTTAATAAATTAGTCTATTTTTAGAGGAAAGTCGCGGGGCTGTACAGCCCTGCCGTTTTATGAGGGGTTTTAATGAAGTCTACAAAACACGAGTACAACCGTAAAAAGCTCATCCAGCTGATCCATGTCGGTAAAAATAAAATATCGCTATCGGACGAACAGTACCGCAGTTTGCTTTTAGGCATTACCGAAAAAACGAGCTGTGCCGAAATGAATGGGGCGGAGCTATATTGTGTGTATCGAGCGATTAAAGATTTGGGATTTCAGCCGATGCGGAAAATGACCTTGAAAGCGAATGAACTCGGAAGAGCGACGCCGGAGCAGTTAAACTACATTAAAGCATTATGGGAATCAGCAGCACGGGTTAAAACGGAAGCGGCACTGCAGGCTTTTGTTAAAAGGATCACCGGGGTTCCTTTTTTGCGATGGCTTGATGTTTATTCGGCGCAAAAGGTTATTTTAGCGGTGCGGGATATGGCGGAAAAAGCGGGTGTTGATTCCGATGAATTTATCATAAAAAAATAAAGGCGAGGAGGAAAAATGGATAACTTAATGCAGGATATGTTTAGGGATGTAGTCGAACGAGGTGTAGATAGGACTCAGGCTCTAAAAGCGTTGAGAGCATTAAGTCGGTATTATGGCGGGCAGCAGTTATACATTCCACAAAAAAAGACTGCACTTGCAGAGGAAATAATCGGTATTATGAGCGATGCAATCGGCGGAGCTGATGCGGAAAAAATGTATGCGATAATTGCACAGCTTTACGGCGGCGTTCAATGGTATGTCCCGATTGAAAAAAATGCTTTCAGGGATTTTATCGCGTTGGAAATTTTGAGCGAGTACGACGGGAGCAGAGGCTCAATGCGGGAACTGTGTCAAAAGTACGGCATATCATTCACGCAAGTGTACCGGCTCTTTTATGAGGCACGGCAAAAAAAATTACAACAGGAACTCGAATTTCCGGAAGAATAGCGGTATTTTTTACTGCCGTTATAACACAAAGAGCGATGAAACCGTATAGACTATCAGTATATGAATACTGATAGTCTTTTTTTTTGCTTGAACGCCGAGGGCGGGAAAGTTCCAGATAAAATACAGCTTTTACCGCAAGGAGAATTTGTGGTTGGGCGTGACGGCAGACGGTGGACAAAGCGGGATGCCGCTTTAATTGCCGCAGCTTCGAACGAATATTTACCGCAGCACATCGTTGACGAAAATCACGCAACTGATTTGAAAGCACCGCATGGAGAAGCCTCTCCGGCTATGGGCTGGTTTTCAAATATCAGGGCTGAAGAAAACGGCGAAGTCTGGGCTGATGTAGCGTGGACAGCACGCGGCAAAGAAGCCTTATTAAATCAAGAATATCGGTATATATCGCCCGTTTTTGAAATGGACAAGACGGGTGAAATTACCAAGATTTTACGGGCGGCGCTTACCAATTCACCAAATCTTGAGCTTCCTGCATTAAACAGTAAACAACCTGAGCCGGCAGGTAATCCGGCAGAGGAGAATAGTATGAATAAAGACATTTGTGCGGCTTTGGGGCTTTCTGAAACCGCAAGTGAAAATGAAGCCCTTGCCGCGATTGCTGCGTTGAAGACGCAGGCAAACAGTGCAAAGTCGGTAGACCTTGCATCTTATGCACCGCGGGCGGATTTGGCTCAAATGGAGCAGCGTGCGACCGCAGCGGAAAAAGCACTTGCTGAACTCAATGCCGCACAGTTGAAAGAAAAAGCGGTTGCAGCCGTTGAAAAAGCCGTTACCGATCGCAAGATAGCGCCTGCAAGCAAGGATGAATATATCACAATGTGTTCATCGGAAGAAGGGCTTGAGCGGTTTAAGCGGATTATGGCGGCGAGTCCTGAAATTATTTCGAACGCCGCTTCGGGGGCTGAAGGAGAGCCACCTCAAGCTAAAATGGTGGAACTCAATACGGAAGAAGAGTCCATTTGTAAAGCAATGGGCTACACAAAAGACGAGTGGCTTAAACTCAAAGGAAGCGAAGGAGACAAGTAGGCTATGATTATCAAAGATAGTACATTACAGGCGTTACGCACGATGGTGCGTGCAGAGTTTCAACAGGCGTTTGATGCAGCCGTTGCACGGGACGATTACAAAGAGCTGGTTACGATTATAACCAGCAACACGAAGTCAAACTCGTATGCGTGGCTCGGAAATTTTCCGCAAATGCGGGAATGGATCGGAGACCGTGTTATCAACGATATGAAAGAAAGCTCGTACACCATCGAAAACAAAAAGTACGAAGCAACACTCGGCGTTGATCGCACCGACATTGAAGATGACAATCTCGGTCAGTACCGTGTCTTAGCCCAAACTCAAGGACAGGAAACGGTCGACTTTTTTTGGCGGCAAATTGCAAAGCTCATTGTAGGCGGGTTTACCTCACTTTGCTATGACGGGCAAAACTTTTTTGACACCGACCATCCGGTGTATGAAAAACCGGACGGAACCGGAACAAACAAGGCAACATCGAATGTGCTTGGAACAGGAAGCGGTGCTCCGTGGTTTTTGCTTGACTTAAACCGACCGCTTAAACCGTTTATCATGCAGGAACGGATGAAGCCTGAATACGATGAAATCAAGGATGTGCAAAACGACACGGTATTTATGAAAGATAAATACCTTTATGGTATTCGGTATCGCGGAAACTGGGGGTATGGACTTTGGCAACAGGCGGTGGCGTCAAAAGAAGAGTTGACGGCTGCCAATTTTGAAAAAGCATACGGTATGATGGAATCATTAAAGCGTGACGGCGGTGATCCGCTCGGATTGAAGCCGACGCATTTGATTGTGGATGTTTCAAACAGGGCAGCCGCTGAAACGATTTTGCTGAAACAAAATTTAGCGGGCGGGGAATCGAACACGAATTATAATCGCGTGAGGCTCGTGGTGTGCCGCTGGTTGTAAGGGGGCGTTCTATGGCAGAAAAAACAAAAGAGCAATTACAAATTGAAGCCGAAAAGGCGAAGCAAAAAGCTGATGCAGGGGAAGCGGCATTAAAAGAAGCAAAAGATGAAAGCAGTAAAACGCGAAATCCAGAAACCGGTAAAAAAAAGGTGCGGCTTCGGGTGCGAAGCACGACTGGATATCCGCAGTATTACCGTGCCGGTCTTTGCTTTAAAAAAGTTGACACCGAGTATGAAGTGCCGGAAGATGTTGCAAAAATTTTGAAAGCGGACTGCTGGCTCATTGTTGAGGAAGTAAAATGAAAAATCTTTTAACGGCTGCGGAATTTAAAAAGCGGGTTCAGGCAAACAGCCTGCCGCTGAGCGATGACGGCTCACTCGATATTGAGCGGGTTGAGCTTGCACTGGCTGACGCAACGGGCATTATTGTTGCGCAGCTTCCGTGGCTTTTAAAAGATGAGAAAATCATTGATCCGGTTCCGGTACAGTTTGATGCCGCATTGAAAGGAATTTGTGCGGACATTGCAGCTCATCGGCTGACCGATATGGTGAGCTCCAGTGAGGATAGCCGGAACTGGTATACTGACAGCATAAAGCTTTTGGAAAAGATAGACCGCGAGTATCAAGGCGGATTATCGGGTCCGAATATACAAGTTTCTTCTATTGTAAAAGGCGATGACGGCGATGTGGACTTTCGGTTTTGGAAAAAAGGGCAGGTGTTATGAGCAGCGCAGTTGTAGAAATCGATGTCAACGAAGTTAAAAAATTAACGGACTTGTTAAACGGCAAAGCGCTTTCATCAGCAGACCGTAGGAACCTTTTACAGAGTTTAGGACTTGAAATGGTTGAGCAATCTCGGAGCCGTATTCTTAAAACACAAAAATCGCCTGACGGGAAACCGTGGGCTGATTTTGCAGAATCGACTTTACGGTACTTGGAAAAACAGGAACGTGCAGGAAGTGTTTCTCTTTTAAATAAAGAGGGATATTTACACCGTTCAATTACCAGTGAAGTAAAAAACGACTGGGCGGTTTTGGTGGGAGCATGTATGGAATATGCAGCGGTTCATCAGTTTGGTTATTCCGAGAAAAATATTCCGGCGCGTCCGTACCTTGGTGTAAGCAGCGACGATGTTGCAGACTTGGTTGAGCTTACTGAAATATGGCTTGAGGGGCATCTACAATGAATGTGACTTATTTGGATATTCGAAATGATGTGGTCAAGCAACTGCAAGAGGCGTTTCAAAACTACAAACGACTTACGGTTACATCTCATCCCGGCAGATTTGATGAGGCGGAAATAAGGCGGCTTATGCAAACGACACCGGCGATTTTAACTTCGCTTGTCGGCATACAAGATAGCGAGCTTGAAGATGAAAGTTACATTGACTTTGTTAGCTGGGTATTGTACCGAGCAGACAACAAAGACCGCTTGTATGACGGAGCGTTACAGCTTGTGTCTGCGCTTGTGGGTGTGATTAAAAATTTGAATATCTCGGTTGCATTCGGTGGCGGGAAAAAGATACGCGGTGAATGCCTTTATACCGGCTCACTTGATAAAATCAATGCAACTTTGTGGGCGGTAAGTTGGCGGCTGCATGCACGGGCGGTGAATGACAGCGGGAACATTGTGCTGCCGGACGATTTAGACCGGTTCAAAGGTTATGACAGCGATTTACTCGTCGGTGAGCAAATCGCATCGGATATAATTAATTTAGATTGATAAGGAGTCAATATGGCTATAGCGTTTACACAAATTCCGGCAAATCTTTTGGTGCCGGGACAGTATCAGGAAATCGATAACAGTCTCGCCGGAGAAAGCGGCGAGATTAAAATGGTTTTGATTGTTGGCTTAAAATCAAACACGGGCAAGGCACAGGCAGGCGTTCCAGTCAGTGTTTTAAGTCCGTCGGTGGCAGGAGACCTTTTCGGATTTGGAAGTCCCGCTTCGATTATGGCTGAAACTTTTTTGAAACATAATAAGGTTGAAAGTTTATCCGTTTTGCCGATTGCAGAACCGGAGGCGGGGACGGCATGGAAGCAAACCTTTACGATTGCAGCTTCTTCGGTTGCTGCCGGCAGTATCGAAATTTGTATTAACGGGCGGACGGTATTTGCAAAGGTTGATGAAGGAAGCAGCGCGGACAAAATAACGGCGGGTATTGTTGCCGCTTTTAACGGACTTCTTAATAATCCGGTTGAAGCAAAGGTTGACGGCTCCACGCCGAATAAAGTGATTGTTTCTTCGGTGGTAAAAGGTGCAGGAGGAAACAAAAACACGGTTGAAATAACGGCACACGCATTGGGCGTAACCGTTACGGCGGGAGCTACGGAACAAGGCACCGGAAGCGCCGACTTGACGGCGTTGCCGGAGATGCTCGGAAGTAAACGCTGGAACTACATCGTTTTTGATTTTGATGATGCGGAAAGTATAAAACTGCTTGCAGCGGAACTTGAAAGCCGATATTCAGCGACACGGCAGATCGGCGGGAGGGCTTTTATCACCTTATCCGGAACGACTGAAAGCGTTATCTCGCAGGCGGAGAAAATAAATTCACCGCATATCTGTCTTATTCCAAAAGGTGCCGATAAGGTGCTTCCTTGCCTGTGGTCAGCGAGCTTTGCCACTGCAGCTTGCAGGGTATTGGCGGATGATCCGAGTGCGAATACTTATGATGTGCAGGTTACGGACTTAGTGGCTCCTTTTGACTACGATTTTGACACGCGGCAAAAACTCCTTGAAGCGGGTGTTGCAACTTGGCGGCTTGATCCTGCAGGGACGGTTCTCATTGAACGGCTTGTTACCAGCTACACGGAAAATGCGGACGGCGGACGGGACACAAGCTATCTTGATATTCAGGTTGTTGAAACGGTGGACGCGGTACGCACTTACATCAATGCGGAAGCGAAAAAGCGGTTTAAAAAGTGGAAGCTCGCAAGCACGGATGAAAACTTCGGAGCCGGTGCAAAGGTGATGACACCCGGTATTTGGCGGAGCTTTTTAGCTGACCTTTATCAGACGGTTTTTATTCAAGGAAAAAACTGGTGTCAAGATTTTGAAAGTTATAAGGCATCAATTTTTGTTGAGGTAAAAGCCGGAAGTAAAACACGGCTTGAGTACAGTCACCGACCGGTTTTAATCGGGCAGTTCTTAATCGGTGCAGGCTTAAATCAATTTAAGTAGAAAACGGAGGAAATATGCAGTTATTAAAAGTATCACGGGTTATATCGACCAGTTTGGGAGAGCTTCCATTAAAAGAAGGAGGTGCGACTTTTAAGCCGTCAAGTTTTAAGCGAGAAACGCAAGTCGGGGAAGTGCATGAAAATACCGGCTATGTGGAAACGCCGACGGCGGCTGAATTGAGTTTGACCTTGAATGCGGCGTTAGACCCGCAGGATTTTGCGAATGTGTCAAACGATACGCTTACGATTTTTTTATCCGTCGGCAGTCAGCACATGATGCCGGGAGCATGGGTGACGGAAGCGGTGGAACTTTCAAAAGGCGAACTGAAAGTTACTTACAATTCGGCAAAAAGTCAAAAGCTTGTATAAGGGGAAATTATGGAAGATATGCATTTAACCTATCCGGTAACGGTCGGCGAGCGAACGGTTACGGACTTGCATTTTAATGATCCGCAGTTGATGCACATGATGCGAACTGACGGGCATAATATCAATGACATCGGAGCCGATGTCGAGTTGGTATCTGCTTTAACAGGGGAGCCGGTCGAAATTGTTAAAAGAATTCATATTGAAGACTGGGCACCGATACGGGTTCAACTGCAAAAAATTTATGCCGTATTTTTCGGCTTAAAAAAAACACTCGCTGATGATGATAGCGAAAACCCTACGATAGCGGCGAAGGACTCAGCGCCGCAGAAGTAAGCGATTTTTTATTTGAGATGGTAACGGAACTGATGTGTTTGATGCCGTCTCTGCCTTACGATGTTATTATGCACTTTAATTGGAGTCAATTAAAAAAATGGCATAGTGCCGCGGTAAAAAATTACAACACAATGAACGGAGTACAGTAAATGGCAGACATCAAAGTCGGAGCACTGCTTTCATTAAAAGATAATTTTTCCAAAGAAATTAAAAGTGCCGGAGCATGCACACAAAACTTTGCATCAACGGCGATGTCTGCGGTATCAAAAGTCGATAAAGCCTTTTCAGGTTTTAAAACAAAGTTGGGTGCTTTGGGGGTATCGTTATCACTGGGAGCGGCTGGAAATCAAATCATTGATATTGACGCTAAGCTGACGCGTATGGGAATGACTGCCGATGCTTCCGCAGAACAAGTCAATCGGTTAAAACAAAAAATCTTTGAAGTGGCTCAAGATCCGAATATCAAAATGGATCCGTCTCAAATTATTGAAGCGCTCGATGTGGTAATGACAAAAACCGGCGACTTGCAATATGTAGAAGACAATATTAAAAACATTGCCGTGGCATTGCAGGCTTCCGGTGCTGCCGGTGTGGAAATAGGCGATGTATTTTCCGAATTTCAAAAAAAAGCTTTTAAGGCAAGTGAAATTTCAAGCCTCATGGATGACTTGGTAAAACAGGGAGACCAAGGCGAATATACATTTGCGAAGTTTGCAAAAACGGGGAAGGCGGTTTTGTCTTCATATTCTATGATAGGAAATAGCGTTGAAGATGTAAAAAAATTAAATGCAGTTATGCAAGTGCTTGTTGCAGATACGAAAAACGAAGAGCTCGCCGCAACTGCTTTGGATTCGGTAATTGCAGAACTTTCCGATCCGAAAAAGCAAGAGAAATTAGGGCTTATCGGTGTTTCAGTCCGTGATAGCGAAGGAAATTTTCGCGATCTTGCTGACATTATGGCAGATGTTTTAGCGGTAGCGGAAAAAGAAGGAAATATTGATTTTCTCGGCGAAGTCTTCGGTATGACTTCAATGAAAGCCGTGCGTGCGTTTCAAAACTACGGCAAAAATTATAAAAAGCTGACGGAAGACTTAGGCGATACGACCGGTGCTCTTGAAGCAAAATCAGCCCGTATGGCTGGAACAATGAAAGCGAATTTGCAAAACTTGCAAACTTCATTTTTAAAATTTGCCGACACGAACTTAGCAAAGCCGTTAGAGAACTTGAATAATTTACTGAGTTATTTGTCGGAAAAACCGGAGCGAATGACAAGCGTTTTTAACGCAATTAAAAAGGGCGTTTTAAGTATTGTTGCAATTAAGGGTGTTGCAAAAGTTGCAAATCTTGTCGGAAGCATTTCAAGCGGATTAAAAAATTTCCAAGCCGGTAAAATGGAAATAGGTTTTGGTGGCGGTGCTGCAAACGGCATGCCGGTTTTCGTTACCAATATGGGACAAGGCGGTATGGGAGCAGCAGGCGGTTTTGATATGAAAAAAATTGCAAGCGGCGAAGCTAAACAAACACTTGGCGGCATAATGGAGGCAAATTCAAAAACATTTAAAAGCGGTGCTATTCAAGCAGGTGCATTAATGGTTATAACGACAGCTGTTTCTAAAACATTAGGAGCAGCAGATGCGATCCGCGATATAAATGCAAATAAAAATTTGACGGATAACGAAAAATCAAAAGCAAAAGGCGGAGCGGTT